CTTTAATAGTTTCACAATACGTGGCAGTCGTTAAAACCGATAATGCATTTTTCTGTCTCGTGATACTCACAACACGTGTGTCTTCTGGGCATTTCATACATCTGTGCATAAATGACTCCAATGGTTTCTTCACGTCAGTTTGTTTGATTTGAGGCTTCTCTTCAAACTTTTTGATTTCCGGACATTTATTGAGGTCTTCTTTTTTTGGGTACAACTTCTCAACTATTTTGGGAGGTAGTTGATGTTTACGACCATAGAAGTCTTTACAGAAACCATCCCTCCTACCCCTAATAGTCTCACATCTACAGAAACATTTTTGGGCAATCACAGAACCACTGATATGAAACCATATATGGTTTGAACTGTGAGGCCTCTTTAGGTTTTCACAGTATTTGGAATTGGTTGATACGAGGTATGTCTCCTTATGTTTGAATATCTTTGTCACCACCGATGTACGCTGCCCCTCCATATTCTTCTGGATGAACTCTTCTATGTAACCTCTGAGTTCATCGTTTTGAACCTCATCCTTTGTCTGTGCATCTGTAAATGTACCCTCCTTGATAACTTTAGAAGGGGGTTCCACCGTTATGTGTTGAGGCTCATTTGTCCGTACAGCGGACATCTTGAGGATATCAATATTCGGCTGCTGATCAATCTTGAGAAGGGTACTCAAAGGTCCATGCTTATACATGAAAACGGGAAGATAGGCAACCTGAATGATTTTACCCGTACCACCACATTCTTCACAACCCTGACCACCACATGGTTGGTGCTTAGCCATCTTGTGGGACCACGGCATACGAAATCCACTCCCTTTAGACTTTCTCCTAATGTCACCATACACAGCTAAATCCACAATCTCATTCCAATCTACAGACCCTTTCGCTTTTGAGAGCGCCACGAGAATATGTTCCCTCAACGCTAGGGCTGAAGCCTGATCAACGACATACCCTGGCCAGTTGAGGTGTACACCAGTTTTTACGAGGGTACCCGCCTTTTTTGGTGGTGAAATAGAAATGAGACACTCTTTACCACCGTGGCGTTTCACTTTATCACAAATGACTTTACAGATATCCTGAATCTCCTCTAGAGTTAGGGCTCTCTCATCCTTATAGTCAATGTCAACGAAGAAATTGTACGTCTCCGTCTTCTGTTCCACGACGTAGAGTTTCTCACCCTTCTTGACAGCTTCTATGTACTTTTCATAGAAGTCATTCAATTTATCGAATGGCACGGAAAGGACACCTCCGTCCATGAGCACATGCGATAGATTGGTTGCATTGTTAAAATTATTTTGACTGCACCACTTTTTAAACATACTTTGTTATTGCGTCTCTTCTCTAAACCATCTCACACAGGATACATCATGGTACTCCTGGCTTTGAGAGAGTTCTTTTTTTAGTGTTAAAAGTTCATACACAGTTTTACCTTCATTCTCCTTCATCCACTCTTCAACTTCTTCGTCACAGAGACCTCTGTTCTTCACGAGGAGATCTCCAATCTGCATTAAAATGTAAGCCTTGGACTTCATTCTACTTAATAGAAAAGGTTTTTCTGTTGAGAGAACTCACACACGAATAAAACTTTGGATTCCTCACAACATTTTCAATTATGAGATTCCACTGTTTACGTGTGTTAAACTCTTCTAGAGTGTCAAAACTCATATAATCGTTTTCATCATAGGTCTTCTTTATGGGTAACTTCTGAATCTTCCTTAGATTCATCTTCTGCTTCTCATCATAAAACTTCTTAACTAAGGAGTTTTGCTGACTTCTACTGTAGTCCACGAAGAATACAAATACGTTGTATTCCAAATCCACCGTGGGACTCTCCTTCACCGTAAACTTAAACTCTGTATATTCTCCATTCTTTAGTGAGACCACACCACGGGTCTCCTCCTCTAATTCCCTAAGGGCACACCTAATGGGGTTGAAAATCTCCCTTCTTCTGCATCCGCCTGTGACAAAAATCCAATCCTTAAATCTCCGATCCCTAACCGTTAGGAACCGGGGCTTTTCGTCAACAAAACTGACGGGTATAGCTATAGCTTTGTATTTTTTCATTGCGCATTCGCAAGTTATAATATCCGGATATGTTTATTCCTCCACCTTTTCTTCAGTGGTAGTCACCTCTTCCTCCGTGGTATCAACTTGAGGTGCGGGCACGGGTACGGGCATTGGGGTGCTCAACTTTTGGATGAGCTGGGCCGAGAAGTTCTTGAGGTTATCAACATCCTGCTTCTGTTTGTTCATCTCCCTAAAGAGGAAGATAACACCAGCGATCGCTACGATAGTAGCGACCATCATGAGGGTTTCACGGTCCATTGCAATCATTATAACTTAGATACACACCTTCTTTTTAAGTAATTACACCCATGTGTGTTCTTCCTGGAGTTGGACATTCGTAGGGGCTCTGGGCAAACTGGACGGATTGGTAATGCGCATCTTCACAAGACTTTTGGGTCGGTGCTACGGGCTGACCAACAAACTTCTCGAGTGTCCTGGATTTAGGATCATACGTCAATACAAATACGATGGCGATGAGGAAAATGAGTTTCCACATGTGTGTGTTATTATTTAGTTAGAATATAAAAGTCCGCCCATACCATTCTCAATGCGGAGGACGTTGTAGTTGACCGCGTAGATGTCATCGTTGGAATCCTGGCGATCGTTCACGATGCGTGCAGAATCAAGGCGTGAGAAGTTGAGGGTGCCTGTGGGCTGAATCTTACCAGTCTCAAGGCAGAATGGGTACACGAAGAGTTTCTCAACGGTGGGAGAAGCGACCGCGGAACCGGAGTTTGTGGTGTGGTAGTAGAGGGGCACAGTGTTGAAGTTGGGGTTGGCAAACTTGTAGTCAGCAACGTCAGTACCGTTAATCTGAAGCTTAACCTTGTTATCGTAGGTACCATCGTCGGCCAGGATGTTCACACCAGAGGCGTTCGCCGCCGCGAGGTACTTGATGGGGTGGGTTAAAGTTGAGCTCCTGGATCTTGGCACGGGAGGCGGTGGCCTTCTGGACCTGGGTGATGATCATGTTTTGGGGGGTAGAAGCGAAGTAGTCACGTTCGTTGGTGTCAAGAAACGCGTAGTTCGCGTAGATATCCCATTTGAAGCTGTTATCAGCGGCCGCAGAACCCCAAGTGATGCGAAGCTCCACATCGTGGTACTGGAGAGCAATGAGTGGGAGGGCAGTCTGCCAGTTCTCACAGAAAGCGAAGCGGAGAGGGTAGAAGCTCTCGGAGGCGGCACCAGTGTAGAGACCACCCGCGACGGACTTGGAGGAAGAGGTCGCTGAGAGGGTGGGGGCGATGAGGGTGGAGTAGGTAGAGTCCTGTTCATCAATCACCTGACCACCGATGAGAAGTTCAACCTTGGAAATCATGGTGGTCCAATCCGCCACGGCTTGGGTCTTGAGACCGTTGTTAGGAACAAAGTACACATAGTTGAGAAGGTCACCCTTGCGCTCGAAGCGCACGGTAGACATGCCATTGTTAGAGACATTACCCTGGATCACTTGACGTTCCACGGTTTGGGAGAAGTTGGTATGACGCTTGTAGGTAGAGCGGAAAAAGCTGATTTCGGGCGAGCCGACGAGGTGCGCATCCTGAGCACCGACAGCGACGAGTTGGGCGATACCACCAGACATTTTATAATATAGTGAGACTTTATTTTTAAGCTTGGGGAGGGAAAGTTGATTGGGGCGAGTGGTGAAGCCACTCGGGAATCCTCACAAACCGGGACACAATTTGTAAGAGGTCTCGATCACTTAATCTGGCCGTATAGGCCATGCCACACTGTTGTAGGTAGTAATCCATGTACCATTTGGGTCGATTGTTAGTGTCGAAGGTAAATCTCGTAGAGCCTGGCGGTACGTTAACCATTCAGTCTTCTTCTCTGTAGACAGTCCATTATCCGCTAACTGAGACCAATCGGATTCAGATAATCTTTTAGTACGTTCCTCGCGCATATAATTCAAGAGTCTATCTTTTTTCTGTTCATCTGTCAAAGTTGGTACGGGTTCATATATCGAAGTTGGTAAGGGTTCATCCATTTACTCTAGCATAACATTTTATCTTTAACGCTTTAACGGTAATGCGTTCACGTGAAACGACATATCGTCTATAGATGCTGCAGGTGCGACGTATAAAGAAAAATAACCATAACTGGCGCTCTGGAGGTCCTTGTCCACTCGGAACGTGAGTTCACCTACTGTACGATGATGATAAAATTGAGTAACAGCGGTTAGGGTTGCCCCGGGGCTACCACCAAACATACCATTACCATCACCATATGTATTGTACGGAAGTGTAACTACGGCTGAACCAAACCAATAGTATTGGACACCACCACCTCTCCCATTACCCCAACTAATACGAATCGTCGCTACACCACCTGTAGTACTAGGTAGAGCACTGAAATCACATAACTTAACATATGAACCAGAACTTACGGTCCCTATGGCTGAAGATGCCCTTAATTCAGTACCCCCCATATGGAGACCTCCAGAATGTATATGCAACGTAGCGTTACCGGGATTCGTCGTCCCGATCCCGATATTTCCACCAGCAGGGTTCAAGAGAATCGGTTCCGGTCGAATGCTAGCGTTTTGGTCCCATATGTTTTGTATGTATGCACGAGGGTTGTTACCACTATCACCACCTGTATCTGTACCGAGCATACCAATACACAGAGCGTCATAGTTTTCTGCGGTTCCAGTTATCATGACAGACGCGTTGGAATATAAATCACTGAGCGATGCGACCGTAACTATACCTTTCTTTGCTTTGATGTCTAACGGTGCCAATGGATTCGTCCTCCCGATGCCGACGTTGCCAGCACCGGTGATACGCATATATTCACTAGTACCCGCCCTACCAAAAGCCATACCATATTCACCAGTCGAACCACTGGGATTAAAATCGATATATGCCTGTTCGGTGCTGTCAACACGTCTCTGTAATCTCAATGTAAAATCATCCCATCTGGTGCCAGCACCAGTCTTTTTTTCAATAATTTCAAAGTGACCCACACTCCCACCACTAAATCCATTCTCGGTGTGAAATAACTTAGTTGTTACTGATATATCATCTGGTTCCAT